CAGCCGTTGCAGTGCCGCCGGAGCCAGCCGTTGCAGTGCCGCTGGCGCCAGCCGTTGCAGTGCCGCTGTCGCCAGCCGTTGCAGTGCCGCTGTCGCCAGCCGTTGCAGTGCCGCCGTAGCCAGCCGTTGCAGTGCCGCGGGCGCCAGCCGTTGCAGTGCCGCCGTAGCCAGCCGTTGCAGTGCCGCGGGCGCCGACGAGCGCCGATTCAAGATCGGCAACGGCACGAGTGGCGCCTATCACCGCGACTTCTCTGGCGAGTTGGTCATGGGTGAGCAGGAAGTCGGTCGCTGATTTCTTGTCGCCGATGTGGCGAATGACGCACGACTCAAACTTGCATTTGCCGCCGAGCATCACGATACCCGCGGAAGCAACTTCGACAACAAGCCACTTCGCGTTGTCGCGATCGACGTAGCTGCTCGACGAATGATCACCGGCTCCATGCAGCCATCCATGAAGTCCGTTGCCGAAATACGGGGCGCTGCTCCAGTCTTTAGCTTTGACAGTGGCGCCGACCTTATCCGGCCACTGAAAGCCGTCGTAGCTGCGCATGTTGGCGTCACAGCAACGCAAGACGAGCGAAGTAGAGACTTTCTTTACGCGCTTCTTGACGGTGGCCTTCGTGTTTTTATTTTTCGGTTGCGGCTTCTTCATAAGAGTTCTCGTGTTGGTGTTGTGATTACTCTGAGATTTCTTCGCGCAGTCCGCCGTCGATCGGTTCGAGCTTGATCTGCGGGGAACTGGGCTTTGTGGTGATGTTGGCGACGATGACGTCCCACGCTTCTGGGAAGCGGTCGCGAATTTCTTTCAGCGCGGTAACGTTGACTTCGGCTTTAAAGCGGACGAGATCGTCGAAGACTTGTTCGGGCAACTTCTGGCGAAGGTCGTCTACGCTGATGGCGTCGTCGATCTCACGCTTCAGTCCGTACGTGACGGTCGTCTTGAACCCTGGAATCTCTGGGTGCGTGGTGCCTTCGCCTGAAGCCGGCGCTTCGATCTTTGCAAGCAGTGCGTTGCCTATTTGACGACGGCGTTCGATGGCGTCGTTTTCAACGGCCTTTTCGCGCAGCCACAACTTTGCGAGTTCTGCAACTGTCAGCTCTGACAGTGGCTTGTCTGCGGCGTCAGCCATACGTCCCCGATTACTCTTTAACGGCAACGACTGCCGCTATGTAGGAGCGCATTCTATACCGATATTCGGAAGTGTCAACCTTTTTTCGGTAATCGATAGACAAAAAAAGAGCCGGCTATTGCCGGCCCTTTGGACTTGGAGTGAGAGACGCCGATCGCATCGACAGCATCTTTGAAATCATCTCTCTTACGTCAGGTGGTGCCTCGTTGAATCGACGCACGGTATCGATGGTGTCGGCATCGAACGGCAGGGCGTCTTCAACGCATAGCAACCACGCTGGTGAGACGTCGAGTATCTCGCCCAACATCCGCGCTGTGTAAGCCGTCATTGCGTTGTCGCCGTTCTCGTAGCCGGCGACCCTGGACTCGAAAGCCCAGACGATGCCGCGGCGCGCCATCTGTTCACGAACCTCGCGCATGAACATATTCTTCCGCTGGCGGGCAAGCCGCATCCTGCTACCCGATAGCTGTCTCAGTTGCTTCTCGTTAAGTTTGCTCAAGTCTTCTTTAGGCATCGCGTCAAGTTCCCCTTGGCACGCGTATCGTCGCCTATCGAATCCGATTTGTCAGCAAGTTCCTGTTTTTCGGTAATGCCGGAATTCATGTGATGGTTGCCCCCGTTTCCGAATTTCGGTAAACTTTCCTCTCGCGCAACGTCATGCATGTTAGCCATCCCTTCGCTTTTTGTTACCGGAAGGTCGCGCAACTTAACATTCGTTACCGTGTACGTCAAATGAATTCTCTTTTACAGAAACGATTCGATGGGATGGAGCGGGACGCGCGCCTTGTTGTCGCCGTGCTGCGTGACGGCCGGACGTATGAATCTATAGCGGCAGAGTTCGGAATTTCTAAAGGCAGGGTCGCGCAGATATTCGCGCGCGAATGCCGGCGCAATAACTGTGTCGCGCAGAAGCGGCAGTGGGGCGCCTACCGACAGCAGCGTCCGCAGGGTTCTTTGTTCGACACCGGCGCGCGCATCTTCGGCGTCACGGATAAGTACACCAGGATCAAAAAGAAGATCGCTGACACTGAGCGCGCGAAGCGTCGACTGCCGCCAGGGATGCTTCGCGATCAACAGCTACGCACTCTGCTTTCCGTTCCTGGCCGCAAGATCACGAAGGTTGCTGACGAAGCCGGGCTATCGACTGTAACTGTATACAAGTGGATTAAGGAGCATTGCAATGGCGAGTCATCGTCTGGAGAAGGCGGCGCGTAGCGCTAACTACCTTAGCAAGTTGAGGGACGTTATTCGCTCTAAGTCGTCACCGTGTCCGAATTGCGGAGAACGCACTGGTGGTTGTTTTATGCCGCCGTGCTTTGGCGACGATGGATTCTTTGTGTGCGAGAAACAGGATCGGCGAAGGGAGGATGTATGAGCAAGAAAAATTACTTGGTGAAGATGGAAGTAATCTGCGACGTGCTAGTCATTGGCGCGGAGTCTGAAGAAAAGGCATACGAATATGCCATAGCTCAGGTAACGGTTGGCGACTGTGTAATAAACGGCGCAGAGATCGAAGAAGTTCCAGACGACCAAGTTGCTTCTGAACGTCGCCACGCCAATGCAGTATCAGAGGATAAGCCATGACCGTCGAATCGCCCGGCGCGAAAGCGCAAAACATTTACGATCAACACGATTTCAATATCGCGCGTGATGCGCTCTTAAACCACATCCCGGAAGATGATCCACGCATCGAACGTTACCTCGTTTGTAAGTGGGCTGACATGATGAGATTCGCAGCTTCCTTGCTCACGTCTCCCGGCAACGCGGAAGGTGAGGCGGTGGCTTGGGCCATCATGCGCAATGGTTTGCCAACTAATGTTTTTCTTACGGAGGAATATGCGCGTGATGTTTTCAATGAACGTCTACACGATAAATCTGCCGAATGCCGTTTCGTCCCGTTAGCGCCCACGCACGCACCGACAGCCACCCCGACCGAGGCGCAGGCTGTTGCGATACATCCACGCACGCGTGAGTTAGTCGAGCGTTTCAGCCGTGCGTTGCTGGAGAAGCTGGCTGCTGCTGAAAAGAAGTACGGTTATAGCGATGGATGGGCGCAATCCGACTGGATGGATGAATGCCGCCAAAGGCTGCTGGATCACTTATTTAAGGGCGATCCGCGCGATGTCGCTGCGTACTGTGCATTTCTTTGGCATCACGGCGAACCAACGAATAGCAGGTCGGCTGAAGCGCGACGCGAAAGCGAATGGGCAACCAGAGAGGCTGACGCGGCATCACTTGCCGGTGATGCGGCAGAGCGATTGGAACGAATGGCCGATCTCATCATGCGCTGGCCAGTTCCGAAATCGGTGTGTAGCGATGCGTGCATGTCGATGCAGGACTACGCGCACCCGCGCTTCGGAACGAGCATGCTCACGCACGGCGAAGCATTGCAGTTGCTGGAATACCTATTTGCTAACACGCCTCTCTACACCTCACCCACTCACGCGGATGCAAGGGATGCGGCCATGCCCGAGCAGTTGGCAAAGGAAATTTATCAAGAGGTGGACGGCTATTTCGTATTCGACATGCACGGCAAGCAAGGATTTTTGAACTCAAATCACTTGCATGCAATCGCGAACGAACTCGACAGGCGCAACAAAGATTGGGACGCCGCGATAGCCGCCAACGCCGAGCGTGGCTAATGGACGGCCCAGTCTGTTCGCAATGTATGAATCCTGAGAAATGGTGTCTATGCAACCGAGGCCAAGCCATGAGCGACAACACTGTGCTGGTGAAGGAATTAACAGAACGCGTCGAATATCAGAGAAGGCGCGAATCAGTTTCTACTTTTTCTATGGCGGACGAAGAGTTAATGCTCGCCGCCGCCTCAGCCCTCGAACGCGCCGCGCAGCCGGTGGGGGAATGGCAATCGATTGAGTCAGCGCCGAAAACGGGCCGGACAATTCTGCTTGGCTATTACAACGTACTGGGTAATTGGCGAACACTCCGCGGTCAGTGGTTCACCAAAGAAATGATTGATACTGATTGGGAAAATGGTGACTGTTGCGAAGCCGGCTGGTACGAAACCGCAGTTGAGCCTGACGAGCCTAATTGCTGGGACACTAACCCAACACACTGGATGCCACTGCCAACCCCACCCTCCGCACGCGATGAGCCGCTCAAGCCCATTCCATCGGATGAGTGTTGCGGGGAAACGGGCTGCCCGGTCTGTACAGGGCCAATGATTCAGCCGCAAGTCGGCAAACCGCAGCAGCGAGAGTTCGGCGTTTGCGACACTTGCGGTCGCGACTTCCCGGACCACTGGCCGAATGGCGACTGCTTCCAACCAACATTAAAGAATGAGCCGCAGCAGGGACACGACGGGGTGACGCCGACCAATAAAAAGCCCGCGTAGATCGCGGGCTGAAGATTGACACCAACGGGGAGAATTATGACACAAGCTGTAGCGACGAGTCCATTCGGCGCGGAGTACTCGCGGTACGTCGAAGCCGGGATTCCTTGTTTGCCGGTCGGGCCAGGGACGAAGGTGCCTGGCACCTACGACGGGCAGCACGGCTGGAACAACATGCGCGACTGGCAGGAATACGCGCACAAGATGCCGAACGACGTGCAGCTCGACATCTGGGCTGACGACTGGCCGGATGCCGGCATCTGTGTGCCGATGGGCGGCAACAGCGGATTGCTTGGCATCGACATTGACACGGATAGGAAGGACATTGTCGACGCGCTCGAGCGCGAACTTGGTGGCTGTCTGATTGCGCGTCGCAGGGGCAAGCGCGGCTACTGCGCGTTCGTGCTGGCGCCGGAAGGTTTCGGACTGAAGCAGTCGAAATGGAATGTGGACGGAATGCGCGTGCTGGATCTGTTGCACACAGGTCGGCAGGTGGTGATGCCGCCGACGATTCATCCCGACACGCACCAGGCGTACGAGTGGCAGACACCATTCAAGGCGTACAACCTGGACGAGCTGCCGCCGTGTCCGGCCGACATCGTCGAGCGGTGTCAGCGCGCGATCGAGCCATTTCAGAGTGCCGACGACAAGCGCAAGCAAGCCGACGACCTGCAGCGGTCAGCGCATGTTGTTAACGAGAGCGACGAACTCGGCAGGCGATTGAACGATGCGGCGCTGGCTGACGTCGCGGCGTGGCTGTACGACATCGTGCCGGAGAACTATCGCAAGTATGTGAAGTGGGGCGACACGCACCGCGTGGTTCCGTTCTGGCGCGGCGTGACGGATTCAGACAAGGTCGGCATCACGCGACATGGCATTCGCGACTTCGCGGAGAATCGCGGCTACACGCCGATCGATCTGGTAATGGCAATTCGTGGCTGCGGCGTGCACACGGCAATGGAGTATCTCGGCGAGAAGTTGGGGATCATCGTCGTGCCGGAGAAGGTTGAAGTCGGCGGCGACTTTGCGAAGACGATCGACGAAGTCAAGGCGGAGCTGGCAGCGGAGAAGCGCGCGCGGGACGCGGCGTCGATGGCGGGCACCAGCGTGCCGGTGAAAGTGGTGGTCGACGACGGCGTGACGGTGTTGCGGCCCATCGCGAAGGAATCGGTGATCGTCGACGAAGGCATTCCGAACGAACTGTTGAAGCCGCCGGGAATCATGGCCGACATATTCCGCTGGATGCTGGCGACGGCGCAGCAGCCGCTGCCGGAGATGAGCTTGCACGCGACGATCGCGTTCTGCTCGATGATGGCGCGGCAGATTTACGTTGGGCCGACGGGCTCGCGCTCGAACCTGAACCTGATAGGCATTGCTCGCTCAGGGTTTGGCAAGGCGCATCCGCAGGAGTGTTTGATGCGCTTGCTGGCTCACTGCGGACAGGAGCGCGTGCTCGGAGGGTCGAAGATTGCGAGCGGCCAGGCGATTGTCTCGATGCTGAGCGACGGCGCGACGGGGTCGGCGGCGATCTATGTGCTCGACGAGGTTGATGGCCTCTTGCGCGCGGCGCTGGGCGTGAATGCTCAGGCGCATATCCGCGAGATCACGGATCAAATGATGAGTCTGTATTCGGCGAGCAGCAACCCGCTGTACAAGGGAACGGACTACGCGAATCGCAAGGAGAAGCGCAGCGAGGCGCTGGCCTATCCGCACCTGACGGTGATCGGCTTCACGACGCCCGACAAGTTCTGGTCGAACGTGAAGGGTGCCGACGTCGCGAGCGGCTTCATCAATCGGCTGATGGTGGCTCAAGCCCCTGACGCGAAGCCGAAGGCGAACGTGAACCGCGCGTCGCTGGCTGACATGCCTAACGGGCTGAAGCTGTGGTCTGACAGCGTGCGCAATCCTGGGTATGCGGTGGACGGCGCGCAGAGTCTCGGTGCGACGCCGAGCAACCCGGTTCAGGTCGAATACGAGGACACGCTGTCGCAGCAGGTGCTGGAGAGCTTCCAGGTCGAAGTCGACGAGCAGCGGGACAAGATGCACGCGCAGGGCCGTGGCCTGGATGATGCCCTCGTCAGATGGTACGAGAACGCCCACAAGCTGGCGTTGATCGCAGCAGTGGCGAAGCACCCAGTGCGGCCGGTCATTGACGAGGAATGCGCGCGCTGGGCTGTCGGCTACGTGCGGTGGTGTGGCCGCATCGTGGTGGCTGGCGTCGAGAACCGCGTGTTCGAATCGGAGTTCGATGAGAGCGTGCAGAGGGTTCATCAGTACGTTCTCAAGCAGGGCGAGCGCGGAGTGGTTCCCAGCAGGCTGGTGAGCGACTGCCGGGCGCTGCGGCGGCTAACGGAGCCGATGGCAAAGCAGGTTCTCGACCGTCTGGTGAAGATGGGAAGGATCGAGTTGCGCGAAGTCACGCGCGCTAGCGGGAAGAAGGCGACGGTGTGGGTAGCCGTTGAATCGGCGACTGACGGTGACGACTAGTGACCAACGTGCAGGCGTTGTGGCAGTAGGGCTGGAGGGGAATCTTAGTCAAATAGTCATGGTGGTCCCCTCTCTCTGTACGAATACTGCTTTTATATCTTCTCTTACTACTACTATCTATTGACTAATATATATATTAAATAATAATAAAAACATAATCTTATGGTAAGTCTTTGGGCATGACTAAAGAATGACTACTGACTAATGAAGGAGAATGCAAATGCACGGCAGGATGGATTTAACAAATAACGCTGTCGCTCAGGCAGTGGTCGGTTTGGACATGAGTGCAGGCAGGAAGAATCTGGTTTCGGTCGCCTTCGATTCGATCAAGGTCAAGAATCTCGGCCCGGATGTGAAGGTGAGCTTTTGGAAGGATGGTGTCGAGCTCATGTCGAAGCGGGTTACTGGTCTTTGCCGCGACGACGAGGTGTGCGTTTCGATGCTGCGTGGAGAGTTCGACATCAGGGTCGAGACATGATCACCGCTGTCGAGGTGAACTTTCACTACGGCATGACCAGCGGCGTGGCTGTCGGCAGGCTGGATCCTGCGCTGACGGAGATCGAGGCGGAGAACGATGACTTGCTGTGGGATGGTGAGATCGAAACTGAATGCAGGTTCACGGAGACGGAAGATGCGGCGTAGTGGATTGCAAAACCTTGCCTACCGAATGACACAACAGCGGCGCGGGAAGTCGGTCGCGCACAAGCTGCTGGCCGAATCGCGCGAGCGCGCGAAGCCTGATGTCGCGGTGAGGCCGGCGTCGCTGATGTGGATCGACGAGATGTCTGATATGTGGGACAACTGCGACGATTTGTACGATATGCAAGACAAGGACGACGTCATCGCTAGCGCGCTGGCTGAGATATTCCCGTGCAAAGCCTGACGCTAGACCTGCCGCCGAGTCTGAATCGATACTACCGGCACGTAGGTCGTATGGTGATGATCAGCGCTGATGGCCGCGCGTACAAGGAAGCGGTCAGGCTAGCCGTGATCGAGCAGCAGGTGATGCCGTACGCGGCTGACATGCGATTATGGATGCACGTTTTGGTTGAGCGTGCCGACGCGCGACGCGCGGACCTTGACAACGTCCTGAAGGGATTGCAGGACGCAATGGAAGCCGACGAGAAATTGGGATGGCCTGGCGTATATGCAAACGACGGTCAGATAGACCTGTTGACGGTCGAGCGCGGCATGAAGTCGAAGCGGGCACGAGTCATCGTGTCGATCGGTGAGCTTGGCGAGGGATGGCAGGGATTGATTTTGCCGGCGGTGCGGAAGGTGGTAGGATTTTCACGTCCAGCGGAGAATGACGATGAAAGCATGGCTGCGTGATCCGGAAAACATTGGCGGGCTGTTGTTCATGGCGTGCATCGCTGGCGTGATTCTGTTTGCCGTCTTCGAGCCTTCGTGGCTGGGATCGGGGACTTCTGGCTACAGGTAGTGGTCGCGACGACAGGTGATCGAGCATTTCACAAAAGAAAGCCGGCGCGAGGCCGGCTAAAGTGCCGCTGTGGTTCGGTCGGCGGTTACGTCTTCGCGACGCGCTTCATGCACTGCTGACGCCAGAATATTTGCTCAGCTTGTGACAGAAATTGCCAAGGCGATGAGTGCGACAGGTTCGCGCGGTTCACCTTGTCGCGCCATTCGGCTACAGACTCATCAGTCACTTGCGCGGGAAGTGTGAGGTCGTAGGCGAGTACGATGCTGTCGGGTGTCTTGAATCCGAGTTGAGCGGCGCGCGCAACAGCTCCGGCGTGATCATCCGCGCGGACGCGTGCCGTGCTGGTGCCTTGAACTACAGTCCAGTAGCGAGCGGCGGTCATGGCTGCACCTGCTCGATGGTTTGCGGCAACAGGTTTTGATTTACAAGCCATCCGTCGGACTTGTTGCGCTTGACAATGCCTTCGGCCATGTCGCGGTAGAGAACGCGAATCCATTCGGAGCCGTCGGCGTTGCGGATGATGAACTGCGGGCGTTCGTTGCGCTCGTGGCGTACGGTCTGCAAAGTCATTGTCTTGCCTCTGTTGGTGCGTTGGTGTTCGGGTCTTGTCGCCCGTGGCTGCCGTCTCGTTGGAAACGGCAACGGCTGGCGTTAAGCTGCTTTGCTTTCGTAGCTGTTTAGAAGCTCTACCAATTCTTCGGCGTCCTGCCTGTTCGTCACGTCGCAAACGACAATTCCCGTCGGTGAGTCTCCGAAGCGCGAATGCTTCACGCTCCAAACGTGATGGCCATCTCCGTTCGTGTAGCTGTTGCAAAAATAGGTTTTCATGCTGCCTTACTCCTTTCCGGGAATGCCTGATCAAACAATGCGGCACGGAAGGCAACCGCGAGCGCTTCGCAGTCGTGACGGTTGAGGTCGTAGCGCAACGCGCGAGCCTGAGCTTTGCCGACATCGCTGCATGCTTCGGCTATGAGGTTTTGCCAAGCGCGACGAGCGATGTCGTTAATGGTGTCGTTGGTTTTCATGGGCACGCTCCAACGACCGAACCTATCGACCAGGCCATGATTAGAAGCGCGGCGAATCCGATCAGTTTTTCCACTGGTGAAAATTTCATGCTGCAGCCTCCTGAGCGGTGAAGCGCGCACGCGCTGAGCGCTGCGCGGTCTTCAGGTCGGTGATTGCCTTCGTTAGCTTGCGTGCGACGCGGTCAATACGCTGCGTCTGCGCGAGGCTGGTGTGCTGGTCGTTGCTGAGCATCGAAAGCTTCTCGCGAGCGAGTTCCATCGATTCATGCGCGGCGTCGATCTGGCGGAGTTCGTAAGCAGCAGCGAGGTTCATCAGCGCACCCAATACGTGACGCCGTCGAAATCGACGGACGTGTAATCCTGAAGAAGCTCACGCGCTGCTTGGTCCCAATCGATACAGGTGTTTGGCCATTTCGCGTCGCGGTCGACGGCGCCGATATCGTCGGCGAGGTCTTGTGCGTATTCCTTGAAGTAGCTGTCACGAATCAGCGTCTCGCCGTAGCTCCAATCCGCCGCATATCCTTCGGCTTCGCTGGCGAGCGCTTCGAGCGCGCGCAGTTCTTCGACGTATTCTTCTTCCCATTCTTTCAGCACTTCCTGAGCCGCCTCTGTCGCGTCCGCGCCTTCAGCGTCGGCGATGTCATCGTTCAAGCTGTCGAGGTCCGAGCGCAGTTCTTCAATGCGCGCGATCACGTCGCGGCTATCGATGGTGTCTTCGGTGTTGGTGATCTCGTTCGTTTTCATTTGTTGGTGTCCTTCTTGTTGTTGGTGTTGGTGTGAGCGCTACCGAATAACGGTAACTATCGCCGACGAAGGTAAACCCATTTCCAGATTCGTCAACTACCGTTCGTCGGCGTTTGTATACCGTTTATCGGTAGTTTTTAATCGATTACACGTGTAATTGTTAATCTCGCGCCGTGTGTGTGTTGCATGGGAATTCCTAGGAAATTCCTATACATGCGTGATGCTGAGCGCAGATCGGCAGACGTTGGCGCAGTCGAGCAATGGCATCAGCCGCCGCAGCGTCTCCAGCTACGCCAACGCCTCAGTAGGGCGAAGTATTTAGTTTTAATTCAATTGATTAGCGCGCATATGTGCTGAAACGTGCGTTGCTGACCGCCTGAATTCGAGGGGTGGGCGATTCCGGCGCTTTTAAAAGCAGGCGCTTTTAGACGATCCGCCGCGCGCGCCGCGCGCGATTGCATTTCCGATATTGAGTAATGATTACCGACGTGCCATAATACCCATACGCCAGCCCTGTCCGGCCGATTTTCTGAGGCCGGGGGTGAAATTCGATACCGGTTTCACACGGGCGGCAGGCTAACGGAAATGTTTACTGGGGAGAAAACGGCCATGAAATGAAATTCCTGTGTCGAATTCGTCTGTCCTAAAAATTTTTCGCGCCGCTGAGCGCCTACGGGGAAAAAATCATGCTTCAGTCTGTCTTTGTGGTGGCCGTTGATGGCTTCTGCGTCGTCCCGGACTTCGGATTCGAAGTGACGTCCCGCAATGGCAACGTCTTGTCCCCGTCGCTCGGCGGCGCGCTGAGCGGTGACTACATACGCGAGCTTGAAAACGCCGCGAAAGATCTCGACAACGGCACCGGCGCCTATGCCAGCACGCAATCGCTGCTCGGCGAAGGAAGTTTCGTCGCTGATTTTGTCGGCGGACCAACGCAGCCGCTCGGCAGCGACCAAAACCAGAAGACCACGCAGGTTTTCTGCGGTAACTCCGACTGCGAATCCTGTTATCCGAACCCGGAAAACGACAGCGACGATCGCCCGACCGATCTCGCCGAAGCCGCAGCGGCTTTCGACACCACACTCGAACGACTCGAGCAGGATTTGTTTGACTTCGACGCCGAGCACAACAAGGCCGACAACACGGCGGCTAAAGACATCGCCGGCGACAACATCGACTTGTGCTTCGCCAAGATCGAAGAACTGAAAATCGAATTCAAGCGGGCCAAGCGCCTGCTGTTGCTTTGATTGGTCGGCAGGGACTCACGCTGACGTCACGGACAAGGACGTCCACCTGATGATCCCGAAACCTTCAACGAAACCAACACGGCGCGAGACGGGAGTAGCTATGGCAACCCTTCATGCAATGGGCTCGAACGCTCCACTGGATTTCTGGATTTCGCTGCATCCCGCAGTCCGCGTCGCAATGACGTCGACTGCGGCAGTCGCACTCACTTTGTTTGTTCTCATCCACCTCTGAGGAACCCGCTCATGTTCTTTCTGAAAGCATTCGTCTTCGTCGCAATTCTCGCCGCTGTCGTTGTTGCCTTCCTGATCTGGAAGAACAACACCGCGAAGAAGGCAGCCGCTGCTGCCAAACCAGTTACCGTGGCTGCGCCGACAACGTCGCAACCGTCTGCGGCGTCCGGCTCTGCAAATTCCAGTGCGCCGACTTCCGTAGGCGGGGCCGCGACCAATAAGCCGGTGACGCCGCCAGTCGTCGCGCCGGTTGCCTCACCAGTCGGCCCGATCCCGGTATTGCCGGCGCCGTCGGACCCGAACATTCCGGCGCCCGCCGAAGTGACGGCTGCCGCGACCAGTGGTGACGGCTACCCGAACGATACGATTCGATCGTTGCTGCCGAAACTGAAAGTCGCGCATGACGCCGTGATAGCAAATGGTCCGAACCCTCCGGAAAACGCGAAAGCGTGGTGGGGCGCTCGGGCAACCCAAGCCGGTATCTGCGCATCGATTCATCTCAAGCAGTTCGCGCTGAAGCTGGCGGGTAACGTCGCCGAAGTGTTGATTGCAGCAGCCGAGTCGGGGGACTACTCGACCGTTCACGGCGCGTAAGTCATGCAATTCGATCCGACGATCAGCTTTGGAAACATTCTCACGTTGCTCAGCTTCGTCGGGTCTGTCGTTCTACTCACCTGGAAGTTCGGCCGCGATCTCGCTGCAAAGGAGATCGCTGGCAACACCAAGATGACGGCGCTGGAAAGCAAGCAAGCGCTGCTGGAACAGAAACAAGGCTTCATGGAATTTACCGGCAACGAAGACCGCTTGCGGCACGACCGCGAGATGGGCGAGATCAAGTCGTTGCTGAAAGAGATCTACAACAAGCTCGACGACAAAGCCGATAAGGAAGACTGACTATGAGTCCTGTGCTTGCTTTTATTGCTGGTGTTTTTGTTGGTGCGGTCGGTGTGTTCGGATTTTTTGTGTGGGCATTCTCGACGTCACACGAATAATGGCCACCTACATCTGCAACTTTGCGATCGGCGACCGCGTGACTGCCAGTTTGTCCGACGGCACGACGGTCAGCGGTGAAGTGATGACGGCGGGATTCCTGCCGCAGAACGTCTGCCGCATAGGCGTGAAGGCGGACGACGATGGAGTGGTTGTCGTCGACGAGCGCGACTGCATTCTGGAGCCGCAAGTTCCAAAACTCATCCTGCCAAACTGAGCTGCTATGCCGATCTCAGCCTACGAGACGTCCGGAGTAAACGCTATGCGTCCCATCGATCAGCTCGTCGTTCACTGCGCTGCAACGCGCCCCGATCAAGACATCGGCGCTGCAGAAATTGACGCCGAACATAGGGCTCAAGGTTGGGACTGTATTGGATACCACTTCGTCATCAGGCGTAGTGGCATCCTGGAAAACGGCCGCTCCGTGGATCGCGTGGGCGCGCATGTGAAAGGGCATAACGCTTTTTCCATCGGCATCTGCCTGGTCGGCGGAGTCGACGCGAATAACAAAGCTGAGAACAACTTCACGCCGGCGCAGTTCGACACGCTGAAGGCGTTGCTGTCCCGACTCCGTTTGTCCTATGCCGACACGGAGATTCTCGGACACCGCGACTTCAGTCCTGACTTGAACAACGACGGCGAGATCGAACCGAGCGAGTGGATCAAGGAATGTCCCTGCTTCAATGTCATGGAGTGGTGCCGCGGAGTCGGCATCGATCCACAAACACAGGTGCGGGAATGAAAAATACGAAGGCGGCAAAACCGATTTTGATTGGCCTGACAGGGCGCAAGCGCGCAGGCAAGGACACAGTTGCGGCGATCATCGAAAGCAAGTTCGGCCGCAACCGCGTGTTGAAGCACAGCTTCGCCAAGCCGATCCGTGAATTCGTCGCAGGCATCATGGGCGTGACGCGCGGTCAGCTTGAGGAATTGAAGGACAGCGAGTACACGATACCCGGATCGAACGTCCGCTTCCTGCCGCGGTTTGCGATGCAGGCGCTGGGCACTGAGTGGGGTCGCGAAGTTCATCCGGACATCTGGGTTGGTGTGTGCGAGCGGTGGATACGTTCGATTGAGCATGAGGGCGACTATCTCGCCGACTACATCGTCATCACCGACGTGCGCTTCGACAACGAAGCTCACATGATCCACCGGCGCGGCGGCTACGTCGTGCAGGTCGATCGACCTAGTTTGGGAACGTCAGGCGACATGCACGCCAGCGAGCGCGGCGTCTCGTCAAGCCTTATTGACGTCATCATCCAGAACGACGGCAGCGCTGCCGATCTCTACGGCCGCGTCACCGGATCTCTGATGCCGTGCATTCGCAGCCTCGCTGACTTCGAAGACATCCGCAAGGAGTTGCGCAACTCGGTCAAGGACAATCAGGACTGCTTCATCAATCCGACGTCGTTGAGGCTCGCGGCATGAGCGACGTTCGCCAACTCTATCCGGAGCACAGCTATATCGAGCAGTGCGTGTTCGACCGGCATCACTACTACGCGCTGAAGTTTGCGATCACTGGATTTCTCGAGAAGCGCCGCGCGTTTGCGGTCGTCTTCGACGACGACGGATCGGCGGTGATCAGCTTGCCGATGGTCGGCGCGCGCAACCCGGCGAATCCGCAACCGACAGATCCGACGTCGATCGCACTTATGGAGAGGGCGGCATGAGCGATATTCGTACTGTTGATGGCTACGCACAGGCATTTACTGGAACTGGTCGTGCGGTATCGCGATTGCACGCGTCAGCTGTCGGCTATTTGAGTTATTGCCCGTGCCCTGACTGCCGCAATCATTTCAATCCGCAGTGGCCGTGTGGCAGATCGAAACAGCGATTCTGGGAGACGCCGATCCCGGCGCCGCCGGAGTATCCGCTGCAATGGCCTATCTTGACGTGTGAAACATCCATGCAGGCGGTAGCTCACGGCCCAATGTCGGGTGTCGGCAAAACACAACTCTGCAACTAACGAAGGAACGTAAATGGCACAGACAGCAATTCTCGCACCGGGTTTAACTGCCGCTCAGTCGGCTGACATCGTGGTGACGGCGACAACGCCGGCGCTCATCGCGGCCTACACGACCGACAACGGCGGCGTCATTCCGAATGGCTTCCAGCTCACCGTCGTTCAGAAGACGCCGAACGCTACGTATCAGCCGTACTACGCCGACAAGAACAAGCCGGTGATCATCTCGCAGGATCAGCTCCAGATTCGTCTGTCGACACCCGGCACCTACGGCGTCATCCGCGGCGTCGTGAACTTCAATCTCGGCGTGTCACAAGACCAGTAATGGCAGATGACTGCGCCAAGCCTGATGTTGCCGCGACGCCCGACGAGCCGCGCTGGCGGAGTACGAAATTCTGGTACTCCGTCGTGCTGCAGGTTCTGGCGACGGGTTTGCTCGTGACGAAATTCATCGACGCCGGGACATGGGCGATGGTGAGCCTCACGATCTACGGCACGTACGTGGTCGGCAACGTCGGCGCGATGGCGTTCGGCAACGGATCAATTTCTCGGAGATAGGCATGGGCATTCTGTTTTCGCTATTCACGAACAAATGGGTGCTTGGCGCGCTGGCCGCGTTGCTGCTGTGTCTCGGCGGAGCGTGGGGAATCAACTCTGTTCACAACGCCTACGCCCAGCGCGCGGCGCTGCAGATTCAGGTGAAGCAGCAGCTCGAAACGATTCATCAGGATGACGATCAGATCACTGGTCTGGCGTCAACCATAAAGAACGATCAGCAGGACAAACAAAAGCTCGTCGACGAGATTGCGCTTCGCGACAAGCTGGCAACGGAAAGTGCCACCCGCAACGCGCAACTGACAAAGGATCTGAAAAATGCAAACACTACACTCGCGAAATGGAAGTCTACGGCGAGCAGCGCTATGCAGTCTTGTCTCAACGCTCCTTTGCCTGACGGCCTGTTCGGAGGCGCCGACGAAAACCAGTCCGGCAGTAGCGACGGTAACGCAAGTCAAGTACGTACTCCCGCCGGCGGCTGACATCGTGCCAATGGTGTTGCCCGCCGCGCCGAAGACCGTCGGCGGATCGGTGAGTGATGACGTGCTGTGTCGATCGGTTGTTGCGAAAGGCAACGGCCAGTTCGGCGATCTTGCCGCGTGGTCCGCTGCGCATGCCGGAGACAATAACTGATGCCTGCTTCGCAGTACACCGATAAGCAATTCCACGAACTTTGGCATGCGGCGGTTGACCGCGGCATCTCGATGGCGGCATTCGCGCGCGAGATCGGTATCGACAAGAGGAACGTCGAACGGCGCCGTGACCGCATGACGGACGCGCATGGCGACGCGCATCACTTCTCGCAGTTCAAGACCGCCGAGCTAGTGCCGCAGCGCGTCGACCAGACGAAGCTGACGCAATACGACTGGACGCCGGAGCAGTGCATCGATTCACTGAAGGCGTTGCAAGCCGCGCATCCGACGAAGTGGATCACGTCACGCTTCTACGCACACACGACTGGCGTCAAAGACACGACGTGGAACGGTATCTTCGGAACGTTCGAAGAATTCTGTCGACAGGCTGGCATGGGTCGTATTCGTCAGCTCAGTCAGCTCGGCAAGCAGATTTCTAAACACGTTAGCGTCGATCACTATCGCGCGCAGAACAATCGCGGCGACGTGTGGGGCGAAGCCTATATTCGCAACAACACGAAGCGCTACAAGACAATCCTCGGCGCGAACGACATTCACGACAAAGATTGTGATCCGTTCTGGCGGCGAGTTTTCATTGACACCGCGCGCCGCGTGCAGCCTGACATCATCTGTCTCAATGGAGACGTGTTCGATCTGCCTGAATTCGGAAAGTACACACAAGATCCGCGAACCTTCGATGTGGTTGGACGCATGCAGTGGGTTCACGAATTCCTCCGCGAGTTGCGCGAAGCCTGTCCGGATGCGCAGTTCGACCTGATCGAAGGCAATCACGAATACCGACTCGTTCGGCATCTCAGTGATGCGTCACCGGCAGCGATGTCGCTGCTCAGCGAAGTGCACAAGATGACGGTCGCCGATCTATTCAAGCTGCCGCAGTTCGAATGCAACTACATCGCTAAAGCGGATCTCGCCGCGTACCGCGTTTCCGATATCAAGGAAGAAGTCGCGCGCAACACGAAGATCTACTATGACTGTGTGCTGGCCAATCATTTTCCTGATGCTGCTCGTCGAGGGCTGCCTGGCTGGAACGGGCATCATCACTCGCACAAAGTCGCGCAGTACACGTCGCCGGTGTTCGGCGTCTATGAATGGCACCAGGTGGGGTCTGGTCATCGCAGAGATGCAACCTACTGCAACGGCGAGAGCTGGGGCAACGGTTTCATCTTGTGGCATGTCGACAGCGTGAAGAAGCAAACGAACGCTGAATACGTGCCGGTGACGGACATGGCTGTCGTGGGCGGCCGATACTACCATCGTGATATCAGCGAGTGCTGGCACGGCGAGCAGTTCATGGGAAGAACTGCTTGATATAACTTGCGCAGGGAGCGCGCTTAGATGACGGGGATAATGCAAGACCCGCTGGGCTCCAGCGGCCCTGGCGCGACTGGCGCAACCGGGCCAACTGGTGCCACGGGGTCAACGGGCGCAACTGGCGCGACGGGACAAACTGGCCCTACCGGTGGAACGGGGCCTACCGGAGACGGCTCAACAACGTCGTCGTCGACTTTCACGATCGCGGCCGTCAGCTCGACACAGTCGGTGCCGGTTCTTGACGCGGTGGCGTTTGCCGTCAACTACTACGTGCAGATCAGCGACAACGTTCGCACGATCATCGGGAAGGTGACGGCAAAGGTAGGCTCGACGCTAACGGTGCAGACGATCGCCATTATCGCCGGCGCGGCAGGCAACACGATGAGTTTCGGCGCCGTCGTGAGTTTCGGCGGGCCGCCGGGGACGAACGGCACAAATGGCTCGGCTGGATCTACCGGACCAACCGGGGCAACGGGCGCGACCGGCGGAACAGGTGCGACAGGCGTCGGATTTCCCAACCTAACAGAAGTCAACGATGGCAGCGTCACTGGCGCCACGACGATCGACTGGTCGCTCGGCATCCGTCACAAGATCACAACGACCGGCACCGCCGCGATCACGATGACCAACCCGCAAGCGGGTCACACGCATCTGCTCAAGGTCGTCGGCACCGGCCAGGCCGTCACGTTCGCGACGACCGTCAACTGGGCGGGCAAGACGCTGCCCGACGTTACCGCAGGCACCGGCACGCGCACATCCATATTCTCTGTGTATTACGACGGCGCCGCCTACTGGGGTTCGGCGCTGGTCAACTGCGGATAATTAGTCGTGGCTGTCGCTGGCTTTCAATTCACCTGCTCGAACACGTCGTCTGGTTCGATCTCTATATTCTCAGGAAACAGTACGACGCAAACTAGTCAGGGCACCGTGTGGAAGATCAACGGCGCGGCACGCACGCAGGGGCCGGACGGGAGTTACATGACCGTCAATCTCACTGGTACGGGAATCGAATCCAGTGTTGCGTTCTTCCTGGCGAGCGGAACAGCAGCCGGCAACGGTCAGGAGTGGGTTGGCAAGAGCAGCTCGAGCGCACTGTCGACGACCGTCGTGAACCCTTGGAACCTGACGACAACGGCGTCGACTCACAACGTTTTCTATACCCGCGCGGACATCCCCGTGGCCGGGCAACCAATGGACGCTACCGACGGACCTTTCGCCGAAGGTACTTGGACAAACACCAGCGGCGCGAACGCAACGCCGCACTGGACGATCATCGCCAGTTACACCGTTGACGTGTATCCGATGGCGATCGGCCTCTTAATGACTCTCTAAGGGCGCGCATGAGCACGAGTGACAGCTTCAACAATGTGGTCGACAACAACATCAGTGCTGCCAATACGTTCAGCGATTCCTTCACGGTGTCTGATGATTTTTTCTTGTTGGCCGTTAGCGGAACTTTCGTCGGAACTCTGACGTTACAGCTTCGTCCGCTCGTGCGCGATGTTGCGCACAACTGGGTGGACGAGCAGACCTACACCGGGCCGGTGGTTGCCGAGAGTCGTGTTCTCAAAGGAACGTGGCAAGTTCAGATCGGATTCAAGACCGGCGCTTACACGAGCGGCACCGCTCATACCACGCTGGCCGCGTGACTTTCACTTTTGACGGTCGCCTTGATTAACATCCTGGGGAATGTAAATGACCAAGCGTACGCCTGAGCGCGCGCGAGCAATGGGGGCGGCTGGCCTTACTGAGCGCCAGCGCCAATTCGTCGACGAATACATGCTGGATCACAACGCGTCGGCGGCTGCGCTGCGCATGGGGATTCCGGCTCATCTAGCGGAAGGTGATGGTCCGCGCATGTTGAGGTACAAAGTTGTGCAGGACGCTGTCAATAATCGAGAAGAAAAACGCGCCGAGCGCATCGACGTCACGCAGGACGACATCGTCCGCGAACTGAAGTCGATCGCTTTCTTCGATGTTCGAACACTGTTCGATCCGGTGACAAAGCAATTTCGGAAAGACCCGTTCGACATGAACGAAGACGAGCTGCGCGCTCTCGTCAATTTCGACATCGTGGTGCTCGACAAAACCGGCGGTCACATCGTCAAGGCGCAGCCGGGTAACAAGATGAAAGCGCTCGAACTGCTCGGCAAGCAGCTAGGCATGTTCAAGGACAAGGTCGAGCACAGCGGCACGGTCGTGAATTACGTCACTGACTTCGGGCTCGAAGAAAAGCCAGAAGAAAAGTCGAAAGAATAAGGGCGAGTAGCTCAGTTGGGAGAGCGGCTGCTTTGCAAGCAGCGGGTCGCGGGTTCGATTCCTGTCTTGTCCACCAATTTAATTTTGGAGCATAGCGTGCACTACAGAAACGGACGTGAAGCAAAGAACGGCGACAAGATCATCTCGCTCGCCGGATACGGTTCCGGGCCGGTCAATATCAACGCGATCGGCATTTTGTACGACGCGATACCCGGAAGCGACCACTGCAACGGCAGCATTGCTCCTACGCTCGGCGGCGCTGTTGTCGGCGCGTGCCTGTGCGACTGCCTGCATTACTACGACGTCGCCAAGCTGATCGTCGATGCCGGCTTGAGCAAACGTCCAGCCGGTAAGTGACGAATCATAGAAATTGTTAATGGCGGGATAGAGAAGCGGTCTATCTCAACTGCCTCATAAGCAGTAGCGCGCTGGTTCGAATCCAGCTCCCGCCTCAACTCACGCCAAGGATGGCATTGAGTAACGAACAAACCATTCGCTATCGCGCGGAAGCAACGGCGCGGCGGTTTCACAATTCGGGGAAGATGGCGCGCGGAATCATGGGGCCTATCGGTTCCGGAAAGTCCGTCGCGTGCATGATGGAATTGTGGCGCCGCATTCAGTCGGCGAAGGTTCTATCTGACGGCAAGCGTCGATCGCGCTGGGCGGTGATTCGAAACACGTACCCCGAGCTGAAGTCGACGACGATCAAGACGTTCCAGGAGTGGATCCCGGAAGAAATCGGCCACATCAAGTGGGATCCGCCGATCACCTGCGATATTAAGTTCAACGATATCGAAGCGGAAGTTATATTCCTTGCTCTCGATCAGCCGAAAGACGTTCGAAAACTTCTGTCGCTCGAGCTAACTGGCGCCTTCATCAACGAAGCGCGCGAGTTGAATTTCGATGTGATCAAAGCGGTGATGTCGCGCATCGGTCGCTACCCGGCCAAGCGCGACGGCGGCTTCGATTGGTCCGGCTTGATCATGGACACGAACCCGCCAGACGACGACTCGTGGTGGTATCGCCTTGCCGAAACGGAGAAGCCTGACGGCTGGGAGTTTTTCCGACAGCCGCCGGCCATCATCAAAAACCCGCAGGGTCAGTGGGTTGGAAATCCCGACGCGGAGAACGTTCGCAATCACACGCTCGGCTACGAGTATTGGCTGCGGCAGACGTCGGCGAACAAGGAAGACTGGATCAAGGTAATGCTCCAGGGTGAGTACGGCTCCGTCATGGACGGCAAGCCGGTCTACACCGACTACCTCGATTCGGTTCACTGCGCGGCAGAGTCGCTTGACGTCATCAAGGGCTTGCCGCTGTATCTCGGATTCGACTACGGCCGCACACCGGCCTGCATTTTCATGCAGCACACCCCCGAGGGGCAGGTGCGCGTGATCGACGAGCTGCTTGTTGACGCGGACGCGGAAGGCAACGGCATGAGCATTCGAACGTTCATGCGTGAACTCGTGATGCCGCACCTGCGCAACAATTATCGCGACATGATTTACGTTGCCTACGGAGATCCGGCCGGCACTCAGGGCGGACAAGGCGACGAACTGTCGTGCATGGACATTCAGGCTGAGGAAGGTCTGTTTGTCGAACCCGCGCCGGGCAGCAACGATCCCACGCTCCGCCGCGACGCGATCAACAAGCATCTCAAGTCAATGATCGGCGGCAAGCCGGCCTTCGTCGTGTCGCCGAAGTGTTCGATGTACCGCAAGGGCATGAATGGCGGCTTCCGCTACAAGCGGATGCAAGTTGCCGGCGACGCTAAGTATCAGGAAAAACCAGAAAAGAATCGCTTCTCGCATCCGTGTGAAGCCGGCGAATACGCCGCGCTAGGACTCAACGAGAAACTCGGCTATCAACCAACGAAAGCGCGCGCGGTCGTCAATTCGAAACGCGCCGCTAGCGGCTGGACATAAGGACGTGCAATGAATGTTGGAACGATCAATGTGATGAACGCGCAGGACACGATGGCGCATAAAAATGCCGTCGCCGGTGCGCAGCAACAGCCGTTTACTACAGACCCGAACCAACATCTTGTCGACATGCTGTCGTCGCACATCGATCGTATCTGGCAAACGAATCGCACCGCTAAAATGAGCGGTATTCAAACGGTGATGATGAACTGTCTGCGCCAGCGACGCGGCGAATACACGGCGGACAAAATTGCAGCTATCCGCCAGCAGGGCGGTTCTGAAATCTTCATGATGCTCACGAACGTCAAGTGCCGCGCCGCGGAGAGCTGGGTGCGTGACGTCATCTTTCCCGAGTCCGGCCAGCGTCCATTCGAAGTCGATCCGACTCCAGTTCCTGATCTGCCGCCGGAAATATCCGCGCAGATCCAGCAGATCGCGCAGCAAGAACTTCAGATGATTCAAGCGCATGGCTTGTATCCAACGCCGGAAAAAATGCGCGAGCGCATCGACGAGCTGAAAGACACTGTGATGGCGCGTTTCAAGCAACAAGCGAAGCGCGTTTGCAAGCGAATGGAAGACGAGATCGACGACACGCTTACGGAAGGCGAATGGTACAAGTCACTCGACGAGTGCATTTCCGACTTCGTCACTTACCCTTCGTGCATCATCAAGGGTCCGGTCACGCGCAAGAACAAACGCCTCGAGTGGCGGCGCGCGGCGAACGGACAATCCGTGCCTATCGTGCAGGAAGAACTCACGCCGTTCTTCTATCGCGTCGCGCCGCCTGACTTCTACCCGTCGGCAGATTCGAAAGGGCCGAACGACGGCAATATGTGCGAGCACATTCGTTTCCGTCGCAATGATCTCTACAAGATGATCGGCGTGCCGGGGTACAACGAGCAGCGCATCCGCGCAGCGCTCGCCGAATACAAGGATGGCTACCTGTTCCCCGATGTGCAGGAACAGGAATTCCGCGAACAGCTTTCGCAAGATCAATGGTGGAGCGCCGCCGACAAACCGATCAGCGGCGTCGAGGTGTATTGCAACGTCCCTGGTGCGCTGCTTCTGCAGTGGGGAATGCCGGCGAGTCAGGTTCCTGATCCGATGCAAGAATATCCGATCGTGGCGTTAAAGGTCGGTCGCTTCGTCGTGCGTTGCATCGTCAACGACGATCCGCTCGGCCGCCGGCCGTACGAAATCGAGAGCTTTGAAAAAGTCGTCGGATCGATTTGGGGGCAGGGCGTTCCGCAGATCATGTCTGACCTGCAGGATATCTGCAACGCGACCGCGCGCAACCTGATCAACAACATGGCCATCGCCAGCGGCCCGATGGTGGAAGTTGAAGTCGATCGACTCGCGGAAGGCGAAACGATCGAACAGCTTTATCCGTGGCGCATCGTGCAAACAAAGTCAGGCCGCGGTACGTCGCCGTCACCAGCAGTTCGCTGGAATCAGCCGGACATCATCGCCGCCGAACTGATGCAGGTCTACACGTTTTTCTCGCGACTCGCCGACGACTACACCGGCGTGCCGGCGTATGCCTACGGCTCGAGCAGCGTTGGTGGCGCCGCGACGACCAGCTCCGGATTGTCGCAGCTCATGGGCAACGCGGCGCGTGGCATCAAGCGCGCGGTCGCGCGTATCGACAACCTCATCTCCGGCACGGTGCAGCGCACGCACACGCACATCATGATGTACGTACCCGACACGACGTTGCACGGCGACATTCGCATCGTCGCACGCGGCGCGGCGTCACTCGTGGCGCGCGAGCAGCAAGCGATGGCTCGCAACAACATGCTGCAGGCGACGGCGAATCCGTTCGACTTCGGAATCATGGGTCCAGACGGCCGCGCGAATCTTCTGCGCGCAGCAGCAGAGTCGACGGGCGTCGACGAAGTGGTTCCCGACGAAGACAGCATTCGCTTCAAGATCATGCAGCAGGCGCAGCAGCAACAGGCCGCTATGGCCGCTGCTCAGCAGCCGCCTCCGGGCGCACCGGGTCCTGGTGGCCCACCTCCTGGTCCGCCAGGACAGCCGGGCCAGCCAAGTGCCGGTCCGCCACCGCCGCGACTTGCAGCGATGGGTCCGAACGGCGTTCCGGCGGGCGGCGTCAATCACTTCCAAGGGGCTCACTAACCAATGGCCTCGATCTTAATATTCGAAGAACGTGAGCTGCGCGATCTGTGCGAGTTGTCGAAGTACGAGCCGTTCGTGCGCATTACGGCGTCGCTGCGCGCGCGCCGCGATCGGCTGCGACAGGAAACTGAAGATATCGATGGCGGCGACCTGGTTCATAAACTTCGCGGCGCCAGCGGCGAGTTGAACGAAATCCTTCGATATTTCGAAACGCCGGAAAAGACATACAGCGAAATTATGACGCGCAAGGCGGCCGCCAGCGCGCGTCGACAGCTTTGATTTTCGCCGCACGCCTTGAATAACCTCCTTTTTGTGAGCGAATGGATTCGCTCGCAGCGACAGTGAAAAGCCCCAGCCGGCCTCACGTCGCACTCCGAATACCCGTCATTCGACGGACTCAATGGGAAAACACGGATGAGTATCCCCGCAGCCGTTCAACGGCAGGCAGATGAAGCAGAAGCGGCTTGGCGCCGTCAGTACGAAATTAGTCCGGAAGGGGCACCTTCCCCGACTCCGATCCAGGAACCGACGGCAGTCGACACTCCTGTAACACCGGCGGCACCGGCAGTGGTTGAGCCGGCGGCGCCAGTGGTCGATCCGAATCAGGCTAGCCGTACAGATTGGAAGCAAAAGTTCCTGGTTCTAAAGGGCAAGTATGACGCGGAAGTCCCGCGTTATGCGCAGGAAGTACGTGGACTCAAGGCTGAACTCCACGCGCAAACCAGCAAGCTCCTTTCCCTGACCGAAGAAATCGCAAAACTGCGAGTAACGAATCCAGCTACGAACACGCAGCCTGACAGCGAATTCGATCCCGCGCTCACTCAAGCTATCGGCAGGGCTACTGCTGATGCGGTGCGCACGGCGACGAAGCCGCTCGAAGACCGACTAGCCGTGAACGAGCACGAAGCGGCCGAGCGTCGCCTGAATCAATTCCGATCCGATGTCGACGACTTCGTCCGTGATGCCACTGGCACCACCTGGTCGGAGATCGAAGCGCATCCGGAATTCCAGGCGTACATGCACTCGATCGAACCTGCAGCGGGTGCCGCACGCGGCATTCTGCTGAATCAGGCAATGCAACAGAACGACGCGGCGCGCGTTGCATTCTTCTACAACGACTTCTTCAACCGCACACGACCCAGCCGCGCACCTGTAAACGCGCCGGCTCCGGTCCCCGCTACGGCTCCCCTTGTGGATCCGCGCGCTCACCTGGTTACGCCGGCGCAGACGACAACGTCAGGGCTGGTGAGTACTCCGCCCAAGCGGACCTACACCCAGGCCGAGATTTCGCGGCACTACGTGGAATACGCGCGCGTGGGATTCCCCGGCATGAGTTCGCAGGAACGCGAACGGCTGGAATCACAAAACCGGGACATCGATCTCGCGGTAACTGAAGGTCGCATCCGCCAATAAGCGGTGCCCCAGTTTCGCTCGGTGTCCTCCCAAGGATGGGATTAGATAATCATGGCTCTTGGTACCGCAAGCGACCTGCCGAATCTGCAGGGTACTTATATTCCCCAAGTTTGGTCGGGGAAAATGCTGGTCAAGTTCTACGCAGCGACCGTGTTCGGCATGATTGCCAACACCGACTACGAGGGCGAGATCAAAGGTCACGGCGACCGCGTTGAAATTCGCACCACGCCGGACATCACGATCCGCGACTACACGCCGGGTACGGCTCTGGAAATCCAGAAACCGACTCCCAGCAAGATCGAGTTGCAGATCGCCTACGCGAAATACTTCAACTTCCTCGGCGAAGACGTTCAGGTCATGCAGTCCGACCTTGCGTATCTCGAGAAGTGGTCGGAAGACGCGTCGGAACAGCTCAAGATCGCGGTCGACAAGTCCGTGCTCGGCAACGTGTACACGCAGGTGTCCGCGTTCAACACCGGCAACACTGCCGGCGCCAAGTCGGGCTCGATCAACCTCGGCGTGAGCGGCACTCCGGTGCAGGTCACGGCAGCGAACGTGCTTGACACGATCCTCGACTGCAATACCTGCATGGACGAGCAGAACATTCCGGAGAACGATCGCTTCATCGTTCTGCCGCCATGGGCAGTGAACAAGATCAAGCGTTCGGATTTGCAGAGCGCGATGATCACCGGCGACGCTAAGTCTCCGTTGCGCAACGGCCTGGTCGGCACGATCGATCGCACCCTCGTCATGTCTTCGAACAACCTGTCGCAGGTTCTGGACAGCTCGAGCGTGCAGGCATGGAACTGCATCTTCGGCCAGAAGTCGGGCATCTCCTTCGCGACCCAGCTCGTCAAGAACGAGACGGTCAAAGCGGAGAGCACGTTCGGCATGTTGTACCGCGGCCTGCAGGTCTACGGCTTCAACGTCAACAAGCCGGAAGCACTCGGCCGGTTGTACATCCGCCGCTAACCGCCAGCGGAACCGCTGTAGCAATACAGCGGTTCCATCAACCAACTCGAAAGGAATCGAAACATGGCACTTTACGATGCAACTGGCGCAGCGAACCGCGGCACTGGTGGGTACAACCCGTCCAGCCCGTTTTTCGTCCGCGTCAATCAGATCGACTTCTCGGTCTACACGTTCACCGCAACTGGCGGCGCAAACCAGGTCAACGTCATCCCCCTGAATCAGGGTGAATGGCTGCAGACCGTAGCAATGCGCGTCGACTCTCCTGGCAATGCTTCGACGACTGTTTCGTTGACCGATACCCGCACTGGCGCTGCCAGCTCGGGCGCGGTCCTCGCGGCAACGTCGTCCGCCTCCGCTGCTGGCACGACCGTGCTTGCCGCTGGTGGCGCGCTCGGACTCGTCTCCGGCGTGGGCACGACCAGCGCAGGTTACTTGCAGCTCACCAACGTTGCTGCGTTCGCGTTGAACACCGGCAAAGCAACTGTCGCGGCTTTCATCGGCGGCAGCTTCTAAGAAGTCGCGGGAAAGTAATACGTCCCGCGGCTACACGGCCGCGGGATTTTTTCTTCACCACAACCAAAGGTACTACTCATGGCACTCGTCCAGAGCACCGTCGTAAAAGATCCAGAAGTTCCGAAGGACAAGAAGTTCGCGGTCAACGTAAAAACAGGCGTTTTGTTTGTTTCGCACATCGATATGTTCCATCGTCCCAACGACGGCAGCGCGTGGCGCATTCCGCAGGATATGGAATTCTTCCCGACAGAAGCCGCCGCGAAAGCGCGCCAGGCCGATGTGAAATACGCAACGCGCGTTGCGGCAGGGCTTGACGGCGACGAGCCGGAAGCCGCGCCGGAACCGCCGCCAGCGGGTCGCGACTGGACCAAGATCACTACGAAGTCGAAGCTCAACGAACACGCGAAAGAAGTGCACGGCTTCGAACTCAATACCAACTGCACGTTCAAGAACATGCAGGCGCAATACATCGCCGGTGTCTCAGCGAAAGAAGCCAAGTTCGATCCGACTCTCGCGATCCGCGGCGTTGCGCTGACGGAAGGCGATCACGTCATGAATGATTCGGCGGCGTAAGTTATGGCGCTGACCGTCAACGACATCGTAACGCGCGTCGGCGACATCATGGCCGACGCCGGCCACACTCGCTGGCCTGTTACAGAATTGTGTCGTTACATCAGCGACGGTCAACGGCGCGTCGTCGAGATGGCGCCGTCGGCCGCAACGAAAACCGTCACGATTCCACTGACTGTCGGACAAACCAAGGTCGCAATGCCGAGCGGATATATCCGGCTCGTCGACGTGATCCGCAACAACAACGTCGCCGGCAATGCGCCGGGGCGCATTGTTCGCAATATCGATCGAGCGACGCTCGACGAAGAAAATACGAACTGGCACGTCAAGCCGACTCAGGCGTACGTCGAAAACTTTGTGTACGAGCCGGCGAAAGACGACAGCATCTTTTGGGTGTCTCCGTGCCCAGGCGCAACGGGAATGGCGATCGACGCGACGCTCGCGCTGGATCTCGCGGACGTCTTCGCGAACCAGTCGTTGACGATCGACGCGATGTACCACGAAGTGCTCATTGACTACGTGATTTCGCGGTGCCTGCAGAAGGACTACGAAATCGGTAACGAACAACCGCGCGCGCAGATGCACGCGCAATTCTTCATGCAGGGCGTGTCGGCGGCAGGTAAGTCGAATGCAGCTTAGCGATCTCTACGACGACACACGTCGCGAAGTGAAGGGATGTCCGGATGCTCAGCTCCTGGACGCTCTGCAAGGCGCGTGCATGGAGTTCTTCCACCAGTCCGGCGCGTGGCGCGAGCGCATTGATCCGTCGGCACTGTCAGTAGGCGTTTTCGAATACGACATTGACGTACCGGCAGGTACGCAGCTCGCCCGCGTCGAAAACGTGCTGCTGTCTTCTTCAACGTGTCCGATGACGCCGATCACAGAGAAGGAATTCTTCTCGCTTGATCCGTCGTCGACAGCGCCGAGTCCGAACAAGTACGCAATCGCAGAGTCGACCGGAACGATATTGTTCTGGCCGACACCCGACGCGACGACGACAGATAGCTTTCGAGCTATCGCATGCGTCACCGCGTCGCGAGAGATTGTCACCATTCCGGATGCAATCGGCAATCGCTGGCGCGCTGGCATCATCGCCGGCGCTGTCGGCCGACTGCTCCAAACGAACAACCGGCCGTGGACGAACCACGAACTCGGCTTGAAGCGCGAAGGCGTTTATTGGGAATACGTCCAGCGCGCGAAGCGCGAATCGGTGAGCGGGCAGTATGTCCGTCCGATGCGCGTGCAGATTCCTCGATTTGTGTAATTCACTCCAGGGAAGGAGATAGGCATGGCAGGCAATATGACGGACGCGCTGGAAACAGCCTTGAGCAACCTCGTGTTGCGCGGCGGTTCCGGTACTGGTTTTGGTTATTCGCTGGGCACTCGCTTGTGGGTCGCGCTGTTCACGGCGACGCCGAGCGATGCGGGCGGGGGCACGGAAGCTACCTACACCAGCTACGCGCGTCAGCCGTTCCGCACCGGCGCGCAGACGGATGACTTGCAGTTCACGGCGCCCGATGGCACCGGCACCGCGTCGAACGCGCAGACGATTACGTTCCCGGCAAACGCCGGCACGTCACAGACGGTCACGAGCTGGGGCGTCTTCAATGCAGTCACGGGCGGATCGATGTTGTTCTGGGGTCCGCTAAACGCATCGAAGTCGATCGATCCTTCGGACGTGCCGAGTTTCCCGGCGGGTTCCTTTAACATTACGTGGGACTAAGGAGTTGCCGTGCTTAACGGCATCTCCCTAAACCGCTCTCCGATCAATTCACCGGGGATCTACGGATCCTCGGGTCGGATGAGTGTGACTGCGGGCGCTAGCGCATCGGCAACGGTGACGCTAGCCAAGCAGTCGTTTATGAGCGCGACCAGCGGCGCGGGAATTTCTGCGACCAACGTTTCGCTCTACAAGGTCAAATTTCTTGGCGTGGTGGCTGGCGCTGGGGTAACGAAAGTCGTCACCGATATGGACTTGTTCAAGTCCGCGACGGGGCAGACGCTAACGTACCTCAGCGCCAGCGTTTTTCCGGTCGCCAAACAGGCGCCTGCCGCTGCACTATTGATCGCCGGCTACATGAATGTCGCTGCCGGCGCCGGCGCTTCAGCATCGGTCACGATGAATGTGCGGCGCGCGTTGTTCGCGAATGCGAATGCAACGGCCATCGCATTCGACACGGGTTTTTTCTCGAACGCATACATGAGCGTCGGCGCAATTGCGCAGGCGACCATCAAGGTTGGATTTCAAAACCAACGCGGACTCAGTGTCAATGCATCGGCAACGGCAGCGACGTCAAGTTCCAATCCGGACGTGCAACGCCTTCGCTCTCTCGCGGCAAGCGCGTCGGCGACAGCATCTTCATCTAACGCGGCCATCGGGTTCGTTTGGAGTCTGTCTGCTAACGGTACTGCAACAGCTAGCATCAACTCTCCGCCGCCGATCTTCAAGCTGAAATTCTTGAACGTCACGTCACGCGCCGAGGCGGATGCAAGCGTTGACCTAGCAATGAACATTTTCGCACCCGCTCCATCGGCGCGAATCATCTCCGTGCCGTACACGCCGCGCGTTGTCTACGCGCCGTATGCGCCTCGCTACCCACTTGTGGAACCGCACTAATGCAAATCTTCTACAAACAACCTGAAGAACGTCTCGACTACGACATCGACTACTCGCAATTCTTTCAGGACGATCAGGACGGATTCGATAGCTCGACGACCGTGACGGCGACCGTCGTACCGACCGGTAATGCCGGCGACATGGTGACGGACGGCATCATCAAGATCGGCAACCCGTCGCAGAAGGTCAAGGTGTGGCTCAAGCAAGGCGTCACCGGTACGACGTACGAAGTCACGGTGCTGTGCACTTCATCTAGCGACGGCCGTATCGTCGAACAAAATTTCAAGGTCAAGGTGAAAAAATCCTAATGTCCTACATCATCGACAACAACGTTCTCACCACGCTGCACACTGCTATCACGACGTCTTCAACGTCACTGATTGTTGACGTTCCTTCTTCGCCGAATAAGCCGCCCGTTACTCCGGTCGCCGGCAACATCGCAACGCTGACGCTCGTCGATTCGCTCGCGTCACCAACGCAGACTGAGATCGTCACCTATACGGCGGCAACGAACAACGGCGACGGCACCTACACGCTGACCGGTGTTACGCGCGGGACGGAAGGAACCGCCGCGCAAAACTTCTCAACCGGCGCGCCGTGTTTCCAGGCGATCACTGCGGCAACGATAAATTCCATAGCAAGTATCGGCGTCAACACGCTGCTTCAGTTTTGCGGAAACGGAAGTTCCGGCGACGCCACTGTGAGCACTGCGATCTCGCTGACTGCTGACACGTTCTTTCGAAACCTGACGATCACTCCGACAGGATCTATTAACACGGCCGGATTCATTTTGTATGTCGGTTCTGTTTTGGACCTGACCGCGGCACCGGCGGGCGCGATTCATGGATCGCCAGGTGCTGCGGGCACATCACCTGGCGCGGGGGCGATTGGCGGCGTTGGCGGCGCCGGGGCAACGAGCGCGACGGCGCCCGGCGGTGCCAGTGGTGGCGCCGGCGCCGGCACTTCCAATCAACCTGGCAGTTCTGGCGGCGCTGCTAATTGCGGCATTCGCGCGGACGGCGGAGACGGCGGCAAGGCGAACAGCTCGGGTGCAACGCAGGGCTTCGGTGGTTTCAACAATGCCATCACGCTGCTCGGTCGGCCAGGGTCGCAATTCACTTATAACAACGCCGGAGTGCAGGCGCTATTTGGCGCCGGATGCGGTGGCGGCGGCGGTGCTAGCGGTAGCTCTGTCGGCAAGGCCGGCGGCGGCGGCGGCGGCGGCGGCGGCATGTGCGTCGTTTACGCAGCGACCATCTCAACGTCGTCATCGACACCCGCAGGAGTAATCACGGGCGGCGTTGGTGGCGACGGCGGCGATGGCGGAACGAGCGGCGGCGGAGCTGGTGGTGGTGGCGGCGGTGGCGGTGCGCTTGTCGCCTACGGCTCGCGCGTCGGCCCCGCGATCACTAATGGCATTGCGTCCATCGGTGGGAAAAGTGGATCCACGCCACTGTCGGCATCTTCGTATCCATACGGCGGCTATTCGGGAACCATCAGTGTCTTCAATCTGTTGAGTGGTCAATCAACTTTCACCAACTTCTCCGCTGGTGTGCAGGGCTCGCTTGGCGCGCACGGTGCCGGTGGCGTTGCGAACGCGACACTCTAATGCAAACTAACGCAGCAGCAGATTCTCTCGGCAAGCTCGTGCAGGTGTGCATCGACTATGCATCTGGTCTGCCTGCCGGGACGCGCGAAGCAGTTGTCGAGTACGTGCAAAAGCACGCGCGCGTCGTGAATGTAGCGATCAAGGACGAGCCCAGTGTCGGTAATATCGATCAATAAATTCGGCGGTCTGCGACCGATCGTCAAGCCGCGAAAGCTGCCAGACGATGGCGCAACCGTTTCAGATTTCACGCGCCTCGACGGCGCGGACGTGCGGCCGTTCTTCGCGCCGCTGATTGTGGCGCCCGACCCCACGCAGCCTGGCAATCTTCAGATTGCAGGCAGCACAAACATCAAGAAAATTTTTCGGTACGTTTCGACTGATGGGCTGACAAAGCGTTGGCTCGGCTGGGCCGATGGCGGAAATCCGTTCGGTCACATCGACGTGCAAATGTCACCGATCGCGAATGACGCATTCTCTCGCGTTTATCAGACGGTGGCGCCGGGCTCAACCGGCAATACGACGCCGCCTCGCGTCTTCTCTAATCCGACGATTGGTGACACTTTCATCTTCACGTCGGGTGGGCGACTGCTAGGCATTCCGGCGCCGATCAACAAACCGACAATCACGCCGAATAACAACACCGCTGCGTTGACGATGAATCCGCAGATCATCTCGAATGCGGCGCCGGCGACGGTGACGTTCGCGACGAAACATCCGTTCAAGCAAGGCGACCAGGTGATGATTCAATTGCCAGAAGCGTCGCAAGCGAACAACACAGGCATGTGGGAAATATCCGGCAAGGAATTTCTCGTCACCATCCCGGCCGGGGATACGCAGGGCTTGACGATCCAGTTGCAAGACTCCGACACGACGCATTTTTCGACGTTCCAATTCCAGCTCAACAACACCGTCGGCGTTGTGTTCGACGATTCTGATTACGAATCGCGCGCATACGTCTACACGCTCGTCAGTGACTGGGGCGAGGAAGGTCCACCGTCGCCGCCGAGTGATGTCGCAAACATCCTGCTCGTCAACGCGGTCGGCAATGCGTCGATCGGTATTGCGTGGAATCGTCCAACGGGGTACGAGGGCATCAATCGCGCGCGCCTGTATCGAACGGAATCAGGCGACAGCGGAGCACAGTTCTATTTCGTCAAAGAATTCAACGTCACCGGCGGCAGCAACGGCAGTGCGGCGACGATTAGCGAGGAAGTAGGCGGCAGCACTAATCTCACTGACACCGTGCCATCCATTTCGCTCGGCGAGGAATTGCCGTCAACGACGTGGACGCCTCCGCCTGCCGGGTTGTTTGGCCTCATGACGATGCCGAACGGATTCTTCCTTGGCTTTACAGGCAACACGATCTATGCGAGCGAAGCCTATCAGCCGCACGCATGGCCGTTCGCTTACACGAAGACCGTCGACTACAACATTGTCGGCGGCGCGAGCTACGGTCAGTCGGCGGTGATATGCACGCAGCGGCAGCCGTACCTTGTCACCGGCGCAGATCCGGCGAGTCTTACTGTTTCGAAAGTCGATCTGAACGCACCATGCATCAACATCGACGGTATCTGTAGTGTCGGCACCGGCGTGGCATATCCGACGTACGAAGGACTTGCCGTCGTCAGCGACACCGCCGCAACGATCGTTACTAACTCTCTCATGAGTCGAGCAGACTGGCTCGCGATGTGGGACTCGAGCATGAGCGCGTGCTTCCACGAAAACACGTATTTCGCATTCTCGCAAAACCCAGCGAAGCCTTCATTCGCGCTGTGCTTCGATGGCGCAGAAATGCGCATGTTCACGCTGAGTACGCTGCAGGCGCAATCAGCCGTGAAGGATCCTATCGACGACTCTATGTACTTCATCACCAAGACTGGCGGCTTCTGGTGCAGTCTGACGAAGTGGGATGCGTCGCCGAGTCAACAGGCGTATACCTGGTACTCGAAACTTTTTACGATGACGCACCCTGTCTCGATGTCTGCGTTGCAGATTTTCGCGACGCAGTACCCGATAAATTGCGAAGTGCTGGCGACGACAGACGCGCTCGGCGATCCGGATGCGCTGACATCGATCGGTGTATTCAATATCACTAACTCACAACCAATTCGCTTACCGGCTGGTTTCCGCGCGCGTGAGTGGCAACTACATATTGGTGGAACCGCGCCGGTGCAAACGGTACGCATGGCAACCACGATGGGCGAACTGCACAGTGCCTAAAGCATCTCTTAAAACGACGCCGACGAAAGTTCCCGCCATCCCGCGGCCGGGCTCTACATCGACGTCTCAGAACGTATCGATCAACGCGCTCGCTGAAGCCGTCGACGTTGGGCTCGGCCGGCGCGGAGATCCTGTCGATCGCTTCGTCACCGTGCGCGATCTTCAGAACGCAGGACTCGCGTCTACAAAGAACGATGGCAGCGGCGGAATATCAGCCGGCACTAGCGTCGGCGGGCAGGTTGGTGTCGACACGCCGGGTAGCATCAACGGCTTGCCGGACAATACGCCGCCGGACTACGGCACGAATGACTACACGCCGCCGCCAACTCCGACAGGCGTCGCCATCAAGTCCGTTGCGCCAAACAATTTGATGGTCATCTGGAATCCGCCGGCGTACGGCAATCACGCCTACACGGAAGTTTATTTGATCTCACCAGATCAAAGTCAGACGAGTTCGCTATCATTCGCGCAGTTCCTCGCTGTGTCGCCAGGGTTCAATCAAACGAAGGTCTGCACCGGCACGACAGGCACGAACCCGAATGTGTGGTATCGCGGCAAGGCGGATGGTTCGAATGCGACGATCGCTCTCACTGCGGCAGAACTAAACAACGGCGGCTCGACGCTTGGCGCTGCAGTCAATCCGCCAACGTGGTTCGCGTTCGTGCGCTTCGTGTCGCTTGCCGGGATAGCTGGTCCGTTTGGCCCCGCCGGTAATGCAGCAACCGGTCAGCCGTCCATTGATCCGTTGCGCGTTCTGGACCTACTGATGGCCGACGTGAAGGCGAGCAACGCCTATACGAACTTGACGGCCTTCCTTGGCGCCGATCCTGCTGCCGTCGGCGCAGGTGGTGGCGTGAGCGGCGTTTACACGACGACGACCGACAACAAGAATTCTCTCAATCAGCTTTACACCGTTCGCGCAGGTACGACATTGCCGAACGGCAACATCATCGCGGCAGGTTTTGGACTTGGCATCACCGTCGACAATCAAACAGGCGTCGCAACGTCGCTGTTCGCCGTCGATGCCGATCAGTTTGCGATCATGGGCGGTAACGGAACGTACACGCCGATCAGCAGCTTCAGTCGCATCGATGCGCAAAACGGAACGTTCTCTGTTCCTAACAGCACGCCGGACATTGTCAGCGCATTCAATGCGGCGAATGCAGCCAACTCGACGACGTCGTGCGTGGTCGTCATCAAGTCGGCGACGGGTGCCAGTGATCCGTTCGATGGTGTCGAAGCAACGGTCACTGCGATCAACGGCAGTCGCATCACCTGCATGATCAACACGCCGGCCGATCAGACGACGCTCAATTCGTGGCCGAGCTTCTCTACGAGCAAGGGCACAAAGTACATCACGCTGGCGACGAACATTCCATTCATCGTCGACACGACGACGAGCACGGTCGGTATCCGCGGCAAGCTCGTCGTTGACGGACTGGTGCGCGCAACGTCGGGTGACTTCGACAATCTCACGGCCGGAACGGCTTTCATCAATTCACTGCGCGCCGGTATCGTCAACGCGAACCTTGTCTGCGGACAACGCATCATTGCTGGCGCCGGCATTCCAGACACCTTTGTTGAAGACGGCGCGATCGACGACGAATCACTGTCGACGCTCGATGCGTGGATCGTCGAACTGTCGACGCCGGGTCCCGGTGAATTCCCATTGCAGATTTATAACCCTAAGCGTCAGGCGCAGCCTGGCGGTGTATTGATGCAGGTGTTCGGCGGCGACCCGCGCTCGAACACGCTGCCGTATATGTACGTCAACGGCGACTTCCGTCTCGGCGGCAACGCGACGCTGAACTTGCGGCAAGGCGGTGCCGTTGCGATGGGCGTAAAGTCAGCCGACGGTCTTGCGTATACTTTTTGGTGCGGCGCCGACTCCGACTACGCAACACCGGCGGCGCAGATGGAGGGCAACGGATTTTTCTGGATTCGGCCGAGCACGCTCGCCGAACAAAAGATCACGGGCTCGACCGCGCAGGGCGGATTCAATCTAGATCTGTTCCTCGGCAAGAACGCGCTCGCCATTCCTTCTATCACGAGCACGAACAATCCAGGTTGCTCATTTTCCATCAACCAAAACGGCGACCACAAAAACAGCACGATCAATTCAAGTTCTCTGGTGCAGACGGCGACGAGCAACAGCACGATCAACATTCGTTCGCTGAAGGGCGGCGCAAACGCACCGACCGTCATCATGGTGTCTGGATTCCTTGTGTCGTACTACGGCGACAACACGACGACAGACAGCGGCAACTCGAAGATGTTCACCATCTCAGCCGATCTCGTCGACGCCAACGGCAACGTAGTGCAGAACATTCAGAACATGGTCATCGACGACTGGGCGCCGGAAACCTTCCCGTTCATGTTGCAAAACATCGTTACGGTCGGAGCCGGCAACTACAGGGTGAAGTTGACCGTCGTGCGCATCGACGATCGCAGCATGACGATCTGCCAGGGGTGGAACTGCGTGGCCTTCCAGGGCGCGACGAACGGCGCGCTGGCATAGCTTTCACAACTGATGCTCTCCTTGAGTAACCTCCTTGGGAAAGGCAGGTGCGGAGTCATTCAGTTTGGAAAACTTCTTGAAAATCAGTACCGGCGCCAACGTTATGCCGCTTTTGTTGGCATTGCGCCGCCGCCCTGAATGCTGGAAAGACGACACCTACTTACGCACATTTCCGCAGGGGCCGTTCGAAGACATGGAATCGGTCATCTTGCGCTTCCCGGAGCGCGCGGTGATAGAAAACGAGGCCGAGCGCGCCGAGTGGATTCGGACGCACGATCAGCACGAGAACATTGATCAGCCGATCTACGCGCAGTTTCCGGAAGCCCGGCCGCTGGTGCGCGACTTGATGGCTTTCGTGAGCGGCGAGCGTCTCGGCCGCGTGATGATTAACAAGATCCGGCCAGGTGGAAAAATATTTCCACACGCCGACACGCCATCACACGCCGACTACTGGCGCCGCTTCCACATCGTGTTGCATAGCAGGCCCGGTGTCGTCTTCAAGTGCGGTGACGAACAGACGTACATGGCAACCGGCGAGTGCTGGTGGTTCAACAACAAGCTCGTGCATGAAGTCATCAATAACAGCGGCGACGATCGAATCCACATGATTGTCGACGTGCGGTGCAGTTTGTAAACGAAGGAGAGGATCGTGCGTAAATTCGTTCTGGGTGCTTTATTGGGTTTGCTGGTTTGTTTTGGTGTTTCAGCCGGCGCGTTTACCTTCCCATTTCTTCCGACAGCCGATCAGGTAGTTGCGAAAGAATCAAAGCTAAAGGACGGATTTGTAACGCT